TGCTGCCATCTCACGAGCTGCTCGCTTTGTTCCTTCTGTGAGACCGTCGCCGCCATATCCTTCTGCCAAATATGCAAGTCCACGCTTTGCGTTTGCTTGAATAAATTGAGGAACGCTTAGATCGACTTGTCTGCTGTTTATTTGTGGTTGCCATGCGTTGCAGTAGTAGGCTCCATCTACGTAATCATTCCAGCGCTCGCACCATGCTTTGGTTCCTTCTGTATTTTGCTTTTCTTCGTTATAGAATAAGCAATTTCCGCACGCTCTTCCTTCTGGCACATCTTCTGAAAGTGCTGGCCTGTAATTGTCGGGAAGTTGCCGCTTGCTTACTTCGCCGCCTGGTTCCATATCTTCTGCGATCGAAATTGCCACCATCTGATCGATAGCGTCTTGTTTATTTTCGTGGCATCCGATTGTTGTATAGGATCCGTCGGCTTCTTCTTTAACGGTTGCCCATCCTGCGCAGTCACTCTGCTTGTCGCTTATCAAATATGGCATTTTTATCCTAGATCAGTAGAAGAAGTTCTGCGTCGTCATCAAGCACAGAGAAATCCATTCTTGATGTTGCTTGTATTTTCATCGCGCCTAGTCGTGTCTTTGCCTTTGCCTTTATTTTCTTTGCTTGCTTTATCTGTGTCTCTAGCGTGATGATGTTTGGCTGAACGTAATTCGGAACTCCTAGCGAACCAGCAGTTTGAACTGTTGCCTGTGGAATGGTTGCCTGTGCGATCAATGCTCCAAGAGGTGCATTGGCTGCGACAAGATTGTCAATTCTTGCGGTTGCCGTTCCTGTTAGGGATCCTAGTGAAGCGCTTGCTGTCGCGAAGGTGATCGGGCCTAATACGTCAAAATCAAGTTCAGAAGTATCAAGAACAAATTGAGCCATGTTAGCTCGCGAGTGTTAGGGATGCTGTTAGTGATCCACTTGGAATTGTGAAGGTGTCGCCTGCTGTATATGCGTTGCCTGTTACGGCTCCGCTAAACAAGAAGTTTCCTGCTGTTACGTCATCCCATACTGTGAAGAATGTTGCATCTTCTGAGCCTGCGATGTTTGTCCATGAAACATCTGCGTCGGATGTAAGTCCACCGGCCGTTGCTGCACCGAATGAAGCTGCTTTCCGAGTCGTCTCTGTTGCCGGGTTGCCTGTGCCGTTTGCTCCTGGATCGCCGATGTGAAGTTTCACATAAACATTGGCTGCTGAGTAAGCGGTGGCATTGCCAACGGCATCTAGAAATTTGTTTCCGAGATAAGCGCTTAGACCTGTTGCCATTATTCTTCCCCTTCAACAAATTCTTCAATGACTTCAACAATCAAATTGTTTTCATCTCGGATGATCTTCTTGCGGACTCTCTTGCGTTCGATTGTATTTGTCACATTTACTGTCGGTGCATCGACGCTCACGTTTGGCGCTTCAACATTGACTTGAGGTGATTCAAGCATAACCATCGCCGGTTCAATTGTTACATTTGGAGCTGCAACGTTGACGGTTGGTTCTGGAACTTGTAGAACCATGTGCGGCTGTTCGCTGCGTGCTTCTCTTGAATTGACTTCGTAGGCGCTTTGCGGATCTGCTGGATCGATTGTTGATATCTGTTGCAGTTGCGTTGATGGCAGTCCTGTGTGAGCCATCGGTGGTAATCCGACCGCTTCTGTTACGGCCTTTGGATCGAAGCCGACCTGAATCAGGCTTGCTGCAATCTCTGATCGTAATTTCAGGCCGACGTCTGGTGCGTCTGCTGCGTCGATATTTTGCAGCGGTACTCTGTATTGATCGCCTGCTTCGCCTAGTGGTGCTAAATCTTCGACTGCGCGGACGTCGTTGAGCGATAGGAAACCTTCGCGCAGGCCCTTTGTGTAGGCATCGAAACGCTCGAGTGTCGTTCCGCGAAGCAATGCGTCAAGGTTGAACTTGATGAAACCGTCCGGTTCTGGAAGTAATTCAGAAAGTGATTGCTCGATTCGTTCTAATAATGGGCGAAGCGAATGCTGCACGAATGAAAGGTTTTGCGCTTCAACGCTGGCAAAGGACATCGCTCCTGCTACTGGGTGTCCTAATAGGCTGAGTGGGACTCGAAATAATCGGGCAATGTCTTCGACGTTGAATCTTCTGGCTTCTAGGAGCTGCGCGTCGGCGGCGTTAAGTGTCAGCGGTCTGAATTGTGCGCCACCTGAAAGGATTCCGATCTTGCCTGCGCGGTATGGGCCTGTGTGAGTGATGTTCCAATCGCGGCCGATGTCGCCTGCCTGCTCTTCTGTTAATTCGCCCGGCACTTCAATGACGCCGCCAGGGTTTGCCGCGTTGCCAAAATATGCAGCTGCGTATGTGTCTGCTGCCATCGCTGCGCCAATAGTTAGACGAGCTGCTGCGATTGGGCCGAGGCCGTACATGGATCCTGGAAGTCTAAAGAGTGGAATGTGTTTCATTTCGCGTGATGTAAGAATGCGCGAGAAGGTTCCTTCTGGATCTTTCATCTTGTAGATAAGTGGTTCGCCTGGGCCTAGTCGCTCAATCCGAATGTCATCCGGGTGGATGCAGTAGACCTCTTGGACTTCGTCCATGTCATCGCGAACCGTTAAAATGAAAGCGTTGCCATGAATATTAAGTGAAGCGATGATCTGCTCATAAAATTCCACACGCGATGCTTCTGGATTAGGCTTGTTCACCCATGCCGGTTGCGATCCGTAAACGCTTGAGTATGAGAGTCTGTTTCGGCCGCGTCGAACGTATGCTGAAAGTGGCAATGAAGAAATTGTGTCGCCAAGCAATCGGATGCATGCATAAACTGTTGACATGCGAATTGCTGAGTCTGCGTTGACGTCGATTCCAGATGGGGCCATATAAGCAGGGCGTCCTGGGATAAGTGGTTCGACCCATTGGCTACTGTTTGTGTTTGTACGCTTCTGCTCTGCTGCTTTGATTCGCTTCGATAGACTCATCAGTTAGCCTTTTCTGTTATCCATACTAGAAATGTTCCCAGTGTAATTAATGCGATCGGCAATGAGAACATTGCGATTCCTGTGGTTGCTAATGCTACGCCAGTCACCTCTGCTACAAGTGAGAAGTCTATTTTTTTCATTGCGCTCCTAAAGTTGAACCGAGAAGAACCTGGCCACAGGTGGCTTTGGTTCTGCTGGTTGCGTTGCTCTGTCATATCCGAAGATTGCTGCTACGGCCGCATCGACTTTGCGCTTCGAGCTTGCCTTTGCAACCATGACGCCCCGAGATGATTGCTTCGTGACGCAGTTTGTTATGTGCCTTGCCATTCTTTCATCGCCATCGTGAGTGAAGCTTTGATTCACTACGGCTTCGTAGAATTTTTGTGTTGCTGGAACCATGCGCTCTGCGCTGTTTGGATAAGAAACGACTGGCATGCCTTGTTCATCTAGAACCATAAAGGTTCGCTGCCAGCGTGCCGGATCGAAGACAATCTCTTTGGTTTGGAAGTTGCTATTTCTGAATGTGTCTATGATCGTCTGTTCGACTTCAGCCACCGGCACATGCCATCCCTGCTCTGCGTCGTCTGGTCGTTCCCAGATTCCTATAACCATAAGATGCGGCTTGTCTCCGCCAAGTAGCCAGGCGATCAGCGCTGTGCTGTCGTTTGAGAACGCTCCATCAAATGCCAGGATTACATCTTCGCCTTGCTCTGGTGTTCTCTCTGTGTCGATCAAGGCTTCCCATGATCCTGTTGGAAGCCAGGCGGTTGCTGTTGATACGAAGCAATTGGTTCGCTTGGTTCTGAATTCTGCTTCTGGTGTTCGAAGCACCGCGCTCTCGAAATCTTCGGCATCGACGATGTCTGCAAATCCTGGATTGGATTCAATCCAGAGCTGCTTGTCTCTGTGGTCTGCTTCTGGATTCTTCGGTTCCCACCAGGCAAAGAAGAACGACGGATCTACAAGTTCGCCCTTTACGAGCTTCTGTCCGTATTGATAAAGCGAATATGCCAGGCTGTCCTGGCCGTTTGCTTGCGTCTTTACTCCTGCTGTGGTTATGCCGAGGAGAAGTGAGTCGGATCTTGCTCCGCCTGCAAGCGACATAACATCCCAAAGTTCGCGGTTTGGTTGCGCATGCACTTCGTCAAAGATCACGATCGGTGAAGGGTTGAGTCCTTCTTTCGTGTATGCCTCTGCTGA